TCCAACAGAAACACCCCCTACGGATACCCCCACCGAAGTAGAAGACAAGCCAAAAGCAGTTGAAACACCTGCTACCCCTGAAAAAGAGGAGGACGAAAAAACTGAGGTTGTATCAGATAACTTGACCGGCGTGCCAGACGAAAAACTGGAACTCGGGAAAAAAGCGTTGAACACGGCATTATCAATGATAAATGCCAAACTCGCAAAAAAAGAGGACAACTCGGCTAAAGAGTTGAACGAAATCAAAGAGGCGAACAGCGTTTTAGAGAAAAACAGCAACGAGTTACTGGAGAGCGTGAATAAACAGCTCGAAAGACTAAACGTTGCTAAGGTGGAAAATTTAGCGGAAGTCGGAGCAGTATTTAATGAACTTGCAGTCAAGTTTAGCGAATACAGGGAAATTCTAACGAACACCCCTGCACCGAGAGCCGTCAAGGTTCATATTCCACACTCAAATGAAGTACTGAGCGATACCCCAAAGAAAGAGAAAGAAAGTTTGTTCGCTCAAAAACTATCTAAGTTTAAAAATTAGAACTATTTATTTATTATTTAACAGATGAACACAAAAAACACGAAAACAGACGCACCCTTTAACCGTTTTGACGCGGGAGAAACTACTCAAGAAAATGCAGTAGACAAAGTGTTTGAGTCTCTTGGTTTTTTAGACAAGATGACAAACGCAAACGAGGCAATGCAAACAACGCTTACTGGATACGGGAAAGAATACGTACCGAATGAAGTGTTGCAAAACGAGTTGATTGATTTAACTATTGCAGACGCCGATATTCTTACATTTCTCCCGGGGGACCAAGGACGTAATCTTGAAAAGAGCATTACAGTACCAATGATAGGAGAAGCTCCATTTATGATGGGGAATCCTGAATGGGACGGCTCATCTAATGTAGAAGCAGTAGGAAATGCCAAAGTTAAGACCGGAAGCGTAACGATTAACCAAAAGTCTTTGATTTTATCAGTTCCTATCTCAAAAGCATTGCTTAATTATTCTATCGTAGATTTAGAAAGCAAATTGAAAGCTAAAATCGCACAAAGTGCTGTAAAAACAATTACTGACGCAATTATCAATGCAGATGACGTATTGGCTGCGACTGGAAATATTAATTCTGACGACCAGTTACCGGCAACTACTTTCGGGTCAGCGAGCTACCATACTTTATGGTTTGACGACGGACTTGTGAAGACTGCTTTTGGAGACTCAGCAGTATTAGACCTAGGAGCAATTGACGTAACAGATTTCGTTACTATGGAAAACAAAATGGGGGACGTTTTTGGAGAAGATTGTTTATGGATTATGAACCAAAAGGTTTATAACAAAATTAAATTACTTTCCGAATACTCAGATGCCTCAAAGCGTGGAGAAACTAACACTCTTAACGGAAAAGCAATTGGTTCTATTGACTCAGCCAAAGTATGGCTTACTCGATACTTGCGAACTGCCGAAGCTGACGGGAAACTTTCAGCAACTTCTGCCAACAATACTAAAGGACGGATGCTATTACTTTATACACCGGCTGTTCAATACGGTTGGGGTCAAGATTTTGAACTAGAAGTAGTAAAAATCGCGGGAAAAGGAATTTTGCTTGTTGCAACTTTAGACTTTGGATTTACAGTTATGAACGCAAGTTCTGTAGGACTAGAAAACGGAGACAAAACAGTTGTTATGGGACGAAACATTGCCTTGTAATTGTTAGAAAATATACTCTGCTCCTAATCGGGAGCAGGGATATATTTTTTAAAAAAAAGAATGAAACTTAAATATGTCGGTAGCGGAGAAATGCTTATTCGTACAGAATTAGCGGGAGAAAAAATGTTAGTAAAGAAAGGACAAGTTTTTGAAGCGGAAGCACGTTTTGGAGAAAACTTAATCGGACTTTATGGATATTTGTTTAAATTAGCCAGTCATTCTGACAAAGCAACTGGACTAAGGGCGGTAAAAAAGGTGGTTGAAAAACCAGTTATTGAGGAAAAATTAGAGATTAAGAAATCGGAGTTAAACGAGGATTAAAAGCGTGGCTTTTTATATCACTTAAAAATCTTGCTACAATTCAAGGGGTCGCAGGGTTTTTTTGTAATTTATTTTCAGCTGTGCTACAATATTAATGATGACAAACAAGATAATCGAAACCGACGAAATCAAAACGCTTTTAAGCTTATCTGGGAGCGGAGACAATGAACGAATAGAGCTTTGGAATACGTTTGCAACTGATTTAATTTTACATTATTTGAGATTAAAAACGTTTGAACAGAAGGCACGGACTAAAGAGAAAGTCAACGTAGCAGACTCTACCCTAACTTTCCGCCATTTTCCAGTCGATAAGGACTCAATACAGCTTTACAATGGAAAGACGCCGTCAACGCAAAATTACGCCTTTATAGCAGGAGAACATTCTCCATACGTAGAAATTCTGGGAGTAGACGGATTTCCTGTTGATATTTCTCCTTATTCTGACGACATTTACGCAGATTACACGTCAGGATATGCAACTCCTGCTGACGAAGTACCTCAGGCGTTTAAAACCGCGGTTGCGATGATAGTTGGGGCAGGATTAAAAGAAGATGAAAAAGCAGGCGGAATATCAAGTTATTCTTTGGGCGAAAAATCAGTTAGTTTTAACGATTACGCTCAAAATCCAGTTTTTGCCAACATAAAACCATATCGCTACACTCAAATACTATGCTAGGAGCTAACTCAACAATTACAGTAAAACGTTGGACGACTGTCGGTAAAAAGAAATTGATAAAAACAATTACTGAAAATGAAGTCTCGGCATATATACAGCCGATTTCTCCGGAGATGAATTTAATGTTAAACGGAAATCCGGCGATGAGAGGTTTTAAAATCTTTATAGACCGAGCGACTGACATTAGAATAGGCGACAGGATTACTGACGGAAGAGCGAATAATGAATTCGTAGTCTTTGGAGTTAGAAAATTTATGTACAACGAAATTCCTGATACCATAGAAATTTACGCCAACATAAAAGATGAAAATAACGACTAACTCGACTGAATTTACTATGAAACTAAAAAAGGAGATGAAAAAATTTCCTGAAAAAATTTCGCGGGGAATTAAAATAGGATTGTTCTCGGCAGGTCAAGAAATGAGAAACCGAGCAATAACTCTAGCACCTTTTAAATCTGGAGACTTACGACGAAGCATTGGGACTGACCCCGCGACATACAGTCAGATAGAAAACCAAATCAAAATCGGTTCAAACAAAGTTTACGCAAGAATTCAAGATTTGGGAGGAATTATTCGCGGGAATCCTTTTCTTAAAATACCATTAAACGCCGAGGGCAAAAGTGGAACGATTGACGGGTTTTTTATTCGCTCAAAGAAAGGGAATCCTTTATTTGTCAGAAAGACCGGAAAACACGGCATAAAACCCTTGTTTGTTTTGGTAAAAACTGTTCGGATTAAAGGAAAACCTTATCTATCAAGAGCTTTTAAAGTAATGCAACGCGGAAGACTTTCTCAAATTATGACCAAAGAACTTGAAAACCAGTTCAAAATACACTAAGCTTAAATCAATGGGATACAAAACATTCAATAACAAACTTTATGACTTAATAACAAAGTTGACGTCAACAGACGACAGTCAGCCATTCGCGAAAAGTTATAATTGGGCGAACGCCGAACCGGAGGGCTTTCCGTGTGCTTTAGTTTATCAGGCAAACGGCTCAACCGAAACAAATTTCCAAACCAGAGAAACGTTATCTGAAATGAAGTTTGTAATTCGCGTTGTCTGGGAGGCAAAAGATTATGACGATGAAATAAATCAACAACTTCTGGAGGCAGAAGATTTAATCTTAGCCAAACTAAGAACACCGGATTATTACGGAACGTTGGGGGGAGAGGTTCATAGCTTTGAGATAACGTCAATCGACCCTGTCTCATTTACTGAGGCAGAGCCATATATAGGATTTCAAATCTCGGTCGTGGGAAAGAGACGAAATTGCCAAACTTAAAAATTTCCTTTTTTTAAAGAATATGATACACTAAAAATGATGAGTGATACACTAAACAATATCGAGAAACAAATCCCGCAAAAAATCGCGGTAAGTAAAACTTACTCAATACCTGACAGAGGAGACGGAATATCTGCCGTGTTTGAGGCAAAAACAAAGAAAGAAGCTAATGAAAAAGCTCAAAAGCTCTTGAAAAAATTTTCTAACAAAACTATCTAATGACTTGCACACTATCAAACGGAAGCATAAAACAAATCCTTATTGGAAAGGAGACCACCTTTGGAACTAAAGCCAGTACGTTTTTCGAACTACCGGTAAAAGATTTCAATCTTAATCCAAAAGTAACTTACAGGAAAGACGACTCAGCAATAGGACGGATTGAGGCGTTTAATCGTTCTCAAATTTCGCAAAAATGGAGCGAGCCAACTATTCAAGGAATTCTTGGAAGCGAAACAATCGGATTATTCTTAGAGGGGGTGTTCGGGCAACTTACAACAGGAAGTGCCTTAGAAACCACCGTATATCCACACACCTTAGAAGTTTTAAATTCAAACTGCCACCCGAGTTATACAATTATAGAAATTGACGCCAAAGGAATCCAAATGGCAACCGGTTGTGTTTTAAATACGTTTGAAATCACGTCCGACGAAGATTTTGTCCAGTTCTCTGCAAACTTCATAGGAAAGACACCCGAAGCGACCACTGCAACACCAAACTGGGCAGAAGAAAGTTCTTTTGTACCGAAAGACCGAGTGTTTAAATTAGCTACAAATGTTGCTGGGCTTCCCGGAGCAACTTCAATCGCATTAGAACAATGTAGGTTGTCATTTAATAAGAACGCAGAAGCCTATTTTGGAGGACTTGAAGAACCTCAGGCAATTATCAACAAACGATTAACAATTGAAGGAGATTTAACCTCGGCATATTCAAGCGTTGACCTTAGAACTGTATTTGAAGACGGAACGAAACAAGCTCTTTTGTTAGAATTTGAAAATAACGACGTTTTAATCGGAACTACTTTGCACCCGAAATTCTCATTTACTTTAGAAAGAGTGTTACTGGAGGACTGGTCAAAAGACAGTCCGAACGACGACATTGAGAAACAAACGATGGGCTTTACTGCCGAATACGTAATGAGTTCTGGGAAAGCAATTTCTGGAGAAGTACAGAACCTAACCTCAAGCTACTAATTATTCACTTTTGTTTTTCTGAGAAAGACCTCGAAAGAGGTCTTTTTTGGTAAGTGGAAAAAAACTTTTGACTTTCTATCTCAGCAGGAGTAATGTTTAACCGAAATTAACCAATTAAAAAAGATGATAAAAGACAAAGACCGAAAACTTACTGCCGGAGGATACGTATTTTCTCTAAAAGAATACTTAACGAAAAAAGACGCGTTTGCATTACAGGCAATCGGTTTTGATAAGACGGAAGCGTTATTGGATTTTGCGATTTTAGCATTAACGGAAGATATTTACAGAAAAACACTTGGAGACGAGAAATCTCCCTCAATAGATAAAGACTCTTGGCAAGACATAATTGATTCAATGCCTATTAAACAGTTTACAAAAATTCAAGACC